AACTTTATTTTCATAACTACTAATTTTTTCTTTACATTTTAAACTTGGCTTAAAAACACATCCATATGTCCCTTCTCCTACTTTTTCATTCATTTATATTATATTTATATAATATAAATTATATATGAATATTTCAATATTAACTGATATTTTTAATAAAGATTTTTATTATTATGATTACAAATTAAATAATGGAATGTTAAGTTGGTTATTAATACCCTTAAGTTATATAATTTTATATTATAAAACTTATATCAAATATTTTAGTTATGCATTTGTTGTTATTGCAATCATTGGTATAGTTGAAACAATATTATTAATTGAAAAATATAATTATTTTCTTTTAATTAGTGCATCATTAATATTACACGCAATTTTATTATATCCATTATCAAATATTAAGAAATATTTAAAACTTAATATTAGCAATATTGCTTTAGCATTTTTAGGTATTATTATAACATTATTTTTACCATATTGGCCGTATATTTTATCAAAAAGCACATTTATTATATTTTCTATAATAATTTATATTTTCCTATTTTTATTAAATAATTTTTATAAATAAATCATAAATCATAAATCATAAATCATAAATCATAAATCATAAATCATAAATCATAAATTATAAATTATAAATTATAAATCTATTTATTCTTGTATATTATTATTTTCTTCATTATAAATATTTAATGTACGCGCACTCGCATCATTAGAATCAATAAAACGCGGCATCCAATAATATGGAATTAAATTATCACATCCTTGATAGTGTTTATTATAGATATACTTATAGTAAGCTTGTTCATAAGTGATAGGTTTAGTATTTGAAAAATTCATATGTTTATAACTTTTTATAATATTATCTAAATCATTATGCAATTCTTTATTAGTTTGTATTTTTTCTTTAATAATTTCAAACCATGAACGTTTTAAAGAACTTACTCCATCACTAAATGCTTCTTTTGTTCTCCATAAAATGTTTTCTGGTACTAAACCAGGCATTAATTCGCTAAAAGATTTTCTAATTAAATATTTTTCACAATTAGTTATAGTAGTATTATAACGTAAATTTTTATCTATAGACAAATAAAATTCAACAAATTGTTTATCTAAAAATGGAGTTCGTGGTTCAAGCCCATTTGAAGAAATAGACCTGTCACTACGTAATACATCGTAATTATAAATATCATTTAATAAACGTTTACATTCAAAATCAAAATCTTGAGAACACAGACATTTTTTAAAATACAAATAACCACCCATTAATTCATCTGCACCATCACCATTAAAAATAACTTTACAATCACTATTTTCTTTAATATATTTTGCAACCAAATAATTACCGACACTTGCTCTAACAGTAGTAGTATCAAATGATTCTATTTTTTCTATTACTTCAGGTATAGCATTAAAAAAATCTTGTTCAGAAACAACAATTTCATGATGATTACTATTTATATGTTCTGCTACTATTTTGGCATATTTTAAATCTTCGGAACCTTCTAAACCAATACTAAATGTATTTAATTTAATTTCTTTAGCATTGGTATTATTCGCATTTTTTATAAATCTATTTACAATACAAGCAACTAAACTGCTATCTAATCCACCTGAAAGAAGACAAGCAATTGGTCTCTGTGTTGTTCCTAGGGTGCGTTTTTTAACACATTCCATAAATTTATTTACAATAAGATGATTAATATCAGTTATACTACTATTAGTTGAATCTAAATTATTAAAGCACGGAAATGAAATATATTTAGAATAATCCATAATAAGTTTATTATCTAAGTCAGATATCATCATATAATGCCCTGGTATAAAATTACAAATGTTATTTTTTCTAGATGGAAAACTATATAAACTTTTTATTTCACTTGCAAAACCAATAGAATTATTTTCAATATAATAATATAATGGGCGCACACCATATGGATCTCGTCCTATAAAAAGCAAATTTTTTTGTATATCATATAAAATAAAAGCAAATACACCATCTAATAGTTGAATACTATATTCCATTCCATATAGTTTATATAAATGCAAAATAATTTCGCAATCAGAATCAGTTTCAAGAGTTATATTATTATCAATTGCTAATTGTGCAAAGTTATAAATTTCACCATTGCATATTAATACGCAATTGTTAATTTCAAATGGTTGATTAGATTTAGTATTTAATCCATTTATGGCTAATCTATGAAAACCAAAAATTATATTTTTATGATTTTTTAAAACAGAAAATTCAGGACCACGTGGTTTTATTTTATTAAAATTATTTTCAATAATATTATTATTACTATTATTATTTATTAATGCAAATATCCCGCACATACTTAATATATTATCAAATAATATTTTTAATATATATTTTTAATTATTTTTAATTATATTTTTTGATAAAAATAAAATATTATATTATTATATTATTTTATTATATAATATGAATTATAATGTTACTTTGCAAAATTTCAAAAAAAATGATAACATAAATCATGAAATATACTCACGCCAATTTCCTTCTCAACAATTAAATATGAATTTTTCACCACGTTCAGTATCTACCAAATATAGCACATTACCTATTTTAGACCACAGACAGGCATCCAGTGTACCAATGAATAATTATCCAATTTATGATAGTAATTCTACATTTTTTCCAGGAACTTCTAAGCCACATTTTTGTGGTTTTGCAAAAAATGTAGATTTAGAATCAAGTTTAAGAAGCCAATTTTTTGCATTACAAAAAGGTGACCAAGCAAAATATATACCATCATCAGGTAGTAATTTATATGAACATCATATAGATTTTGTCAATACTAATCAGGATTTAACTAATCATTTATTATTTCAAACACCTAGTTTTAATGATTTTAATCCAAATTTATCAAATAATATTGGAAATGAAATATTTTTAAATTCTACAAAAGTTCAACTTAAAAATTTATAATTAGTTAATAATTAGTAAATAATTAAATAATTAAATAAAAAATTAATATATACTTATTAATCGTGTATATATTAATATGGAAGTTAATAAAACAAAAGATGCTGATTTGATGCTGTTAGGAAATAAAGAATTATATAATAAACTAGTTAATAAGAATGAAAAATCAATTATTATGAAAAATGATTTCATAAAATATAAAAAAGAAATAAAAACAAAGATAAATGAATTATTTACTTATTATAGTGATCCAAGTAATAATTGTTTATTTATAGATAATAACAATGAAGATTATAAATATTTAACTTCATTTAATTCATTTGTTAATCATTATATAGAAAATATTAAAACAAATAATTTTAAAAAAGAAATTCAAAATGAATTAAGCGTATATAACAATAAAATAACCAATAATTTTCAAGATAATTCTTTTAATAATGACTTTAGTAATACAAATATAAATAAACATCTTTTTAATAAACCACAAAATAAAAACAATACTTTAGATGAGTTTATTGAGAAAAAAAAAATTAATATAAAACCAAAAATATTACCCAAAAAAAGATACCAAAAATAAAAAATATATTTATATATTAAAATATTAATATATTTCAATATGACAAAGCCAACCAATAAAAATAAAAGAAAAAATAAACATTATAATAAAAATAAGACAGCAAAATTTAAAAAATTAAATTGCGCACCAAATAGAGGCAAAGAAATAAATGGTGAATTACAAAAATTGTCTTGTTACAACAATAGTGAATTATTTAATTTTAAAAAAATATGGAATTCTAAAAATCCAACTAATTTAATAAAAACTAATAATCCTAAAAAGATTTGGTTATTTTTTAAAAATAATTTAAGTTCAAAATGTTATAATGAACTATGTTGGATTAAAGATAATCATATTGGAAATATAAATAAAGACCATATATTAAAAAATGTATTTAGACCTTTTTCACCTACTACTTGGAAAGCAAAACCATATGAATGGTTATCAAGTGTTGATATTTTAAAAGTAATGGAACAATATCAAAGAACAAATAAAAATTTTGTTTTTATTGGACCAACTCCAATAGATTTTGATAATAAAGATTTATTTGGTACTTGTATATATGAGCAATTATGTAAATTTGATATTAATAAGTATTATAATGCGAAACCAAGAAAAGATAAAATAGGTATTATTTTTAATACAGACCCACATGACCAACCAGGAGAACATTGGATAGCATTGTTTGTAGATTTGAAGAAACATTTTGTATTTTATTTTGATAGTAATGGTGAAAAAATTAAAAAACAAGTAGATATATTAAAAAATAGAATAATAGAACAAGGCAATAAAATAAATTTAAATTTAAAATATTATGACAATAAAGGTTTAATTCATCAAAAAAAAGACGGTCAATGTGGTATGTATACATTATATTTTATTGCTGAACTTTTACAAGAAAATAAAGAACCTGAATTTTTTAAAGATCAAAGAGTCCCAGATGAATTAATGAGAGATTATAGAATAAAATATTATAATAGCGAATAAAAACTTAAAAACTTAAAAACTATATAAAATTAATTTATAGTATATTAAATTATAACAAATTAATATATTATGTCAAATAATGTAAGCGAATTATTAAAAAGTGAAAATAAGGAATTTTTATGGAATGTACTATATAAAAATAACGTATTTAATGCTATACCCAACTCTAAAACACATGAAATAAAAAGTTTATTTGAAGAAACAATAATCAATAGCATTGATTATATTAAACAAAACAATTTACAAAACAATAATTTACTTGAATTAAATAAAATAATTGTTAAAAATTTGAATTCTAATATTATTGCATATAAAGGTCAAATGCTTGTATCAATAGATAGCAAAAATGATTATAAAAAAACAAAATTTGATGGACTACAAGAAGAATTTAATAGACAAAAAGAATCAATGAATAATACTTTAAATGCCGACAAACCAAATACTATTGATTTTAGTGATAAAAATGACGAACCAATTGAAAATAATATTATGTTATTAAAATTACAAGAAATGGAAAAAGAAAGAAATATAAATTTATTAAATAATGCTAATAGCAATAGCAATGACAATAAACAAGTAAAACTTAACATAGAAGAATTGGCGCCAATTACTGAAAGCGATGTTCCAAAAATAAAAATCTCCAATATTGAAGACTTATTAGAAGCCGGATTAAATTCAAATTTGAATATTGAAAATTTAGATTCTAACAATGAAACAAATACTTTAAAAGAAGAAATATACAAACAAAATTACGAAGAATCGCGTAAAAACTATTTTCAAAAAAGAGATTCAAGAATAAATATTACAAATATTGATGATGTTTTAAAACAAGAAACTACAAAAGAATTTATAACAAATAACAATAATAAAACAGATTCTTTATATAATATGTTAACTACTATATTAAATAATCAAAAATTAATTATGGAGAAATTAGAAATTTATAAAGAATAATTAAAAATTAAAAATTAAAAAACTTATAAATAACCATTGTACAATACCAATTATTGTAGACAATAATAAATCCTTTGTTTTTAAATAAAATAACATCAAAGTTACATAAAATAAAAAGGTGTTTAATATAAAAATAAATTTTGATTGTATATACCCTTCTAAATTACTATTATATTTATGTATTAAATATATACCTAATAATCCAGGTATTGGAATTGTCGGCATAAAAGAACATAATTTATATTTATTATTTAAAGAAAAATGATATGTTCCTACAAAAACTAGTGCACCAAATAATGCATAAAATGCATAAACAATTGGACTGTCTTTTTTTAAATTCATTTTATAATAATTATTATAGCATTATAATAAAATTTATTGTTATTTATAAAAAACTATTATTAAAATTAGTTATATTATTTATAAAATAAGTAAAATCTATTCCACCTGCATCTGCTAATTCATTATTAGATATTTTTTTAAGCTCATTAAAATTAGCTATTCTATCGTAATCATTTGAACCCCCATCCATTCTAAAATGTATTTTTTTAGTAATTTTATTGTAATAAACTACTTTTATATGACCCATTCCATGATATATAAACCCTAAATCTACTATATTATTTATATTATTTTCAATATAATGTTTAACTAATTCTAAAATTTTTGTAATTGAGAAAAATGTCCAATTTTCTATATACATTTCTCTATTATAAGCTTCATTGTCTAAATAAAAATCTGTTATAGATTTTATCAAATTTAATTCTTTAAATTTAATGTTTAGTAATAAATTATTGTCCTCTATAATACTAATATTTTGATTTTCATTGCTATCATTATCTACATTAGGCAAAAAAAATGGTTGTAAAGTAGAATCATGATTGCGCGGACTAAATAAAATATTTTGTTGATTTGTTTCCATTTTTTATATTATTTTAATAAGTAAATTATTCTTAAAATAATATTTATAAAATATTTATAAAATTAAAAGCTAAGCAATTATTGTGACTTTATTATTAGCATCTAAACTA